GGCGACACCGGTTGCGTCGTGTAGCCGTTGAGCCGATGCACGCGATTGTCGTCGCTCACCCACTGCACCGCGACGCCGAAGCCGTCCTCGTGGCCGGCGATGCAATAAGGCCCCGCGATGCCGCGCGGGATCACCTGCGAGCGCACGAACGGGAACGGGGTGAGGCCCTGGTTCGTCCAGAGCTCGGTCGACGCCGGCCCGAGCAGCAGCAGCTGCGAGCCGAAGCGCACGGCGCGCGTGAGGCCGTCCGGTTTGACGTCGGCGGCGCCGAACGAGAGCGCGTCGACCGCCGTGGTGTTGAGCCCGGTGGCGTAGCCGCGGCCGTTGCCGGTGGTGAAGACCATGAAGCCGTCGATGTCGCAGCAGCTGTTGACCGCCGGCAGATCGGCGTCGGGGTAGCTGTTGGTGACGCTCGTCGGCGTGAACGTCGCGATATTGCCGTCGGGATCGACGAACACCTTGTCGGGCGTCGCGGCGTTGTTGCGCGCGAAGAAGCCCTTCTTGGTGCCGTTGAGCGCGCCGACGTTGACCGAGGCGCCGCCGGCGCTGGTGAACTTCTCGAGTTGCCCGCTGAATGCAACGAACAGAATGCCGCCGATCTCGACCGCGCCGCGATAGCCGGTGCGCGCGGTCGTCCCGAAGCCCGTGAGGCCTGGCAGGCGCCGGTAGATGCGCTCCACAGGCGACGTCTTCTCCAGCGGGTCCCAGTACGCATTGATGATGCGGCCGCCGGATTCCTGGCCGCGCAGCCCCGGGTTCGTCTGCAGGGGCCACGGAATCTCAGAGGGCTTCATTGCATGTCGCCCTTGATGAAGCGCTTGAGGACCTCTTTTCTCGAGAGGCCGAGCTCTTTGACGGCCTGCTCGATGCGGTCCTCGAGCGCGCGCAGGAACGGCTTGCTCGCTTCCGCCGGCGCCTGCACGACGCTGCGTGTCGGTTTCGTCGCGACCGAGGCCTCGCTGTCATCGAGGTAGCGGACGATCTGCTGCTCGTCGGGGACGTCCTGCGTTTTCCACGGCGGCTTGTTGCGACGCTGCTCGGGCGTCATGTATTGGCGCCTCTGCACATTGCGCGCGCGGGTCTCGTCCTCGAGGACGTGGTAGGCGCGCTTGTTCGACAAGTGCATCGCGTCGTCGACCGCGCGGTCCATCGCCGCCGCGCGGTCGGGAAATTCCTTGCGCCACTGCTCCGTGGCCGCCTTCATTTCGCGGTGGTACTGCCGCGTCTGGAACCCATCCGGGTCGACGCCCTTTCGCGCGGCCCAGGCCCCTTGGTAGGCGTGGAGGTCGCGCACCAGGTCCTCGTACTGCCGCATCGCGGCTTCCCGGTGCCCCTGCGCGAACTCCTGAAACTTGGGCGAGTCCGGGGCGCCGCCTCGAGAGAGGCCCGTCGCGCCCGACGCGCCGTGCTGCATCTCGTGCAGCGTGACGTTGGTCATCTGCCCCGGGGTTTTGCCGTAAGCGACCAGCTTGTCGCCCTCGAAGTAGCCCGACGCCGCGCCGGGCCCGATCGTTGCCCTATGCTCGAGCGTCTGAGGCAGTGCGCGGAAATAGTCGGGATGCTCGATGAGGTCGGCCCAGGACCCCACGCCGCGCCTGGTCTTGGCCGCGTGGTCGGATATCTCGGTGATCCAGTCTCCGCTTTTGCTGGTGCGGCCCCAACCGGTCTCCTTCCAGATCGCATCGCGGTCGACGCCCTTCGCCTCCATCTCCTCGGCGCGCTTGAGCGCGGCGCGGTCGACGCCCCTGGCGCTGCGGCCGACGAAGATGCCCAGCGTGCTCGGGCTCGGCTTCGCGAACGGGATCCCGCTGCCCGCGGCCGACAGCGCGATCGGCATCGCGACCTCGATTTGCTCGCGGCGCTGCTTGTCGCCCTCCTCGTCGTGCGTCGGCAGCGACTCGAACGGCTTGACCGGATCGTAGTCGTAGAGCTCGACCGGGTAGGAAGTTGGCGTCACGCCCTCGCGGTAGCGCCGGATCGCCTCGTCCGCGACGATCTCCTTGCCGCCGTGCGAGGGCCGGCGCCTGGCGGGGTCTGGCCCGCCGAACATCGCGTCGAGAACCCCGCGGCCGATGTTGCCGAGCGACGACCAGGCGTCCGGGGTCTCGAGATCACCGCGCGGCATTACGGACCCCACGGCTTCACGTGGTTTTTCAGGAAGTCGAGCACCCTGCGCGCTTCTGTGGCGCCTTCACTGTCTCCCTTGGCCGCAAGTCTGGCTATCGTCTCCTCGCCGTTCTTCACTGCTGCGGCGTGGGAATTGAACTCTCGCTTCGCCAAAGGCCCGACCCAGCCGCTCATGCTCTCAAAGTCTCGCTCCTTTTGACGACCGTGAGGAATGTCGGGCTTATTGCGCATGGCGATGTGCCCCAGGACCGCCGGCCCCGCTAGCGCCATCCCGGCCAACAATTCTGACTTGTCTTTCGCAAATCGGCCGCCCGCAGTTTGCGGCTCATGCATGGGGCCAAGCGACCGATCCCACACACCACGTTCCGTGCGCTCGCCAAACTGATTGGAGGAGCCCTTCAAGTAGTCCTGAATGCGCGGGTAGGCGTGCGGCTCAGACAGACCTCGCATTGTCTCGATCGCGCCGGGCAGCTTGTCGAGAGTGAGAGCCCGCGACCAGTTCTCAGGAAGGTACCGCTGGCCGAGCTCGCCAAGCGCGCCGGCGCCCTCCAGCCCGAGCTGACTGGCCAGTGCGCTGACCTGTTCGGGTAGAGTGATGAAGTGCACCCAGGCGTTCCTCGCGCCTGTCCTGGCAGAGCGACCAATATCGCCCCAGTCTGCGTCTTGAATCGGCGCGCCCGGAATTTGCGGCGCGCCCTCTGGCGGCGCGTCGCCCACACTCGCGAGCGTCGCCCATTCGTCGTCGGCGCGCTTCGCCATCACGTCCCCTTGCTGAAGTTGCCGGTGATGCGGAAGCCCTGCGAGCGCGTCTGTGGATCGACGCGCAGCATGCGCCGCGTGCGCTGCGGGCGGCCGAGGCGGCGCAGCGTGTCCTCGTTGATGTCGCCCATCACCTTGAGCTCGGGGTCGCCGGCCAGGTTGAAACTCGAGGCGAGGTGCCAGGCGATGCAGTGGCAGAGCGGCAGAAACAGCTCCTCGTCGAACTCGCCGCCGTCAGGCGGGTTCGCGGTGCCGAGATCAGCCACGTAGACGACCTCGAGGTTCGCCAGCGTCGCCATCGCCGAGTTCAGGCTGCGGTCGACCTTGCTGCGCAGCTCGGCCGCGATCGGCTGGCCCTCGATGATGACGCCGAGGTTGTCGAGCACCTGGTCGATCACCTCAACGCGGGTCTTTGGGGTCGTTGCCATGTGCTACAAAATCCCGAGCGCGATCAGCGCGATGAGGAGGGCTCGATGAGCGAGAAGAAACGCCAGACCTGGGGCTATCGCCGCGGGGAGGCGAAGGTGTTCGACCTGGGCGAGGGCGAGACGCTGCCCGCGGGCTGGAGCGATCACCCGCCGAAGGCCGACGACATGCCGCCGTGGGTGGAGCCGCCCGAGCCGAAGGGCGAACAGAGTCCGCCGGCAGCGCCCGCGGCCGAGAAGGCCGAGCAGGCGCCGCCGACGGAAAACAAGACCAAGGGCGGCAAGAAGCCGCCCCCGTAGTCGTCAGAGCGTGGCTGCGTTGCCGCTCAGCCGCACCGCGAGGCGCGGGTCGACCGTCTTGGTCGCGAACAGCACGTCACAGCGCCAATTGCTGATGTCGTTGGCGCCGTCGTAGTACGGGATCAGACGGACACTGAGGCCTTTGTAGGACTCGCGTGCCACATCGACCGCGCCCGCAGGCTTGACCAGCGGGACCGTTGCGAGCGCGAAGGCGTTTTTGTGGAAGATCATATTCTGCCGATAGGCGACCGAGACCGTACCTGCGATGGCGAGCGCGGCATTATCTGCCGGTCCCGCCGAGACGCTCTGGAACGCGCCCGACGTGATGATCGCCGGGGCGATGGTGAGCGTAGCGTTGCCGGTGCCGTCCGAGACCGCGTCCACGACCACCGTGAAGTGCTGCAGGAACGGCAGGACCGCCTTGGTGACCGGGTTGACCGCAAAGACGGCCGCGATCGTAAACACCGTTCCCTTCGGGATGGTGCTCGAGATGGTCCAGGTGTCGGTGATCAGCGACTGCGTGCCGGGCACCGACTCGGTGTCCTTCACCGTCGCGTAGGTGACGGCCTGGCCGGCGCCGTTGACGAGCCCGCCGGTAGCCGTGCCGCGGGTGAACGTGGGCACGTTCTGCGACATGTAGGTCTTCACGCCGCCGATCGTTCCGATCTCACCCGTGCGATAGGCCGGCTGGCCGACCGACTGCAGGAACAGGGCGGTCTGCGATCCTGCCAACGCCCAGTTTGACTCAGGCGAGAGCACGGCCGAGCGATCGTCCTGCGGACAGGCGTACTGGTCGAGCCGTTCGGTCCCGCGTGCGAATTTGACGAACGAATCGACCGGCGCATCGGGAGTGCCGGCCGCCGGCATGCCCATCCAAGTCGGCACGCGGAAGAACTCGGCCATGACGGCCGCGTCGATTGCGTTCGCCAACTGCACCATCGCGGGCTTGATCACCCGTTCGGCGAGCTCGCTGATGTTCAGGGTCAACTGCTGAGACGTGAACTGGAAGTCGACGCCGCGGATATTGTTCGCGACCATCGTCAACTTGCCTTCCGTCACGTCCTGCACTGATGCCGCGATCACCGACCGAACCGTGAACTGGTTCGGCTTGCGGATCGTGATCGTGTCGCCGATGTCGTAGCCGTTGACCTTCTTGCCGAACTCGTCCTCGTAACCGCGGTAGACGCGGTTCGCCATGACGAGCTCGTTGTCGAGAATCCGCACCGCCGCTTTCGCGATGATTGACGGATTGAGAATCGTGTTGGCCATTGTCGTCTGCCTTTCGGGGGGCTGACGGCACCTGGTCGCGTCAAAGCTTTTGGGGGGTTACTGGCGGCCGTATTTCCGGGTCAGCCAGCTGTTGAGGTCTGCTTCCTGCGATGCTGGTGCTGCGCCGCCTCGCGGCGACTGCACCGGCTTGGGTGCCGTGGTTTTTGTTTTGAATTGCGGCAGGGACAGCCGGGCCTCGATGTGTCCGATCTCACGGGCGGCTCTGCGCTCGTCCATGCGGTTGAGAGCATCGAGTCGTTTGGGATTGCGGGCGAAGAAGTATTGCAGGTGCGCCGAGTTGCCCGACTCGAGGATGAGCTCCTCGAGCACCGGGCTCACGCGCAGGTCTTTTGCCTTGCCCATCACGGCGTCGAAATCCTTGGCGGATTCCTCGCCGTTGCGGGTGCGAAAGCCCTCGACGCGCTCCTGATGCTGCTCGACGTTGTCGGCGATGCGACGCGCGCGCTCTGCCTGCGACGCCGCGATGCCGCGCTTGGTCTCGCGCACCATCTGACGCTTGTCGAGGAGCCACGCCGTGCGCTCGCGGTCCCACGCCATGTAGTCAGGAAAGTCGTTTTCCTGCGGCTCGGGGCCGATGACGCTTTCGACGTACTCGTTGATCTGCGCCTCGGTCTGGCTGCCGCCCTGGCGGCTGCGCAGCTGCGCATTCTCTTGCTCGAGTCGTACGATGCGGTCCCGATAGCGGTCGGCGCGGCTGCGCTTGCGGCGCTTGTCCTCGTCGGTTTCGGGCTCGTCGTCCTTGTCGTCTTTGTCGTCTTTGTCGTCTTTGTCTTCTTCGCCTTCGTCGTCGTCTTTGCCTTCGTCGGCCGGGTCGGCCGCCTCGTCGGCTTCCGTGGCCTCGTCGTCCTCGGTCGAGGACTCGTCGGCCTTCGGTTTCTTCGGTGTCCCTGTTTTGATGTCGTCGAACACTTCCTCCTCAGCTGCTTTTTGTGCCGCGGCATCGGCCTCGGCTTGCAGATCGGAGAGGTCGACCTCTTGTCTGGGAGCCGGCGACTCGACGACTGGCTCGCGTGTAGCGGCTGGCGCGTCCGGGCCCGGGCTGTCAGGTTTCGTCATGTGTTGCACTCACGAAAAAGCCGCCCGCAGGCGGCCTGGTCATCGTCGCTGCTGGCCCCGAACGGGCTGGCTCGCGCGAAGCTTGGAAAATGTGCTAATCGGCGGTGTGCCGGATCGTCAGATCACTAACGGCGTGATGCACTTCGCCAACGCGATGCTCGGCGCCGGCGTCCTCACCGATCGCGTCGTCGTGACGTTGCCGGCGCGCGAGTGGTGGACGCTCTACTGCGCGCTCGATCGCGAGCTCGGGCACTATGTCGTCTACGACGGCCGCGGCGAGCTCGAGGGAGCGTTCAGGCTCTGCGGCGTGCGGTTCGAGAGGCGCTGATGAGCGTCCGTCCAACTAATTCCGACTTCAAGCCGTGCCCGTTCTGTGAAGGCACAGACATTCGGTGCGATCGGCACCCCGACAATCGGAGTCCGACCGGCGCGGTGTGGTCGATGTGCTGCTATCAATGCGGCGCTACATTCCCCAACCGATACAAGCGCGAGTTGCTCGTTGAGGCTTGGAATAGGCGCCCATGATGAACCGCCGCGGCTTCCTCACCGGCCTGGTCGCTGCAGTGGCGGCGCCGGCGATCGTGCGGCCCGGCCTCATCATGCCGATCAAGCCGCGGCTCGTGCCGATCACGTGGCGCCAGGAGTACGTCTGGCCAGAATCCGCGATGAGCGAGCTCATCGAGAGGCATATCCGCCGGAGCGCGCAGGTGATCCTTGATGCGACCGAGGACGACCTGTGGGGCCCTACTAAAGCTGGAAGCCCTCGGCGTTGGTGATCGCGTCAGTGTTGCCGGCGCCGCCCGCAGGCAGCGTCACGGTGATCGCCGTATTCGGCGCCGATGCAGCGATAGGCGGGTCAAACACCACGTTGAGCAGCGTGGCGAGCACCGTAACGCCGGCCGGGAATTGGAATTTGTAGCTCAGCGTGCCGCCGGCGGCCCCGGTGACGGTCACGGTGACGTTTGCAAGCGCGGTCGCGCCGAGTGCCGAGCACTGGAAGCCGGACAGATAGCTGGTCTTGCCGGCAACAGCCGCGATCGCGGCCGCGGCAGCGGCGTTGGCCACGACACCCGATGAGGCAACGACCGGCGTTGCACCGAACGGATGCGGCGCGACGGAGAGCCCGCCCTCAACTGTGACTCGGGAGCGCGTGCCGCTGATTGGATCGGTGGCCATGGTGGTTTTCCTTATTGGCGCATCGGTTAAATTGACCTGGATGCTTGTCAGGCCGCGAGCATCAGGAGCATCGCGGCATCATCGTCGTCGTCGCGCCGGCGGCGTGCCAAGCGTGTGCGAATCTTGATTGCGAGCCTGCGCTTGCGCTCGGCCTTGACCTGTTGTCTCGCCTCGTCGGCGGCGATCTCGGCGACCAGGTCGGCGAGGACCTCCTCGAGCGTCGGCTTGCGCTTGCGCCGGCGGCGTTCCCAGGCCCAGCCGGTGATAATCGGCACGGTCGGCGCTTCGGGCTCGCCGCCGATGGCCTCGCCGTCGCCGAAGACGATCGCGTTGCCGGCCGCATTGGCAATGACGGCGGCGACCGCCCCACTGATCCCCGCTGCGGCGCCGAGGCCGCTCGACGAGGCTTCAGCTGCTCGGATCGCGGCTGAATTGCCGGTCGCCGTCCCAGCGCCAGCCGCCTGCGCCTGGCCATTCCAGACCGCGGCGCCGATGTCGGTGACGGTAGACGTGCCGGATGATGACCCCTCCGATCCTGGCTCGACGACGAGCAGCGCGAGCAGGAGCGACACGGCCTATCTCCCTACATCGCCGCCGCGAACCACGCTGTCACGTAGCAGTTGAGCGCGCCGACGCCGATCGCCGTCACGTCAAAGCGCGGCCCGCCGTTGGGCTGGTCGAATATGTCGGTCAGCCCGTCGACGATCTGATCTCCTGCCGCCGTCCAATTCAACGTCGCCAGCAGCGCGCCAGCCTTGCGGCGCACCTCGATAGTCACGGTCCCGGAGGTGAGCGTCGACAGGCTGCCGGACACGTTGATGAGTTGCGCCTGCTGCATGATCTGCGGGATCGGCAGCGTCACGCGGGCGGTGCTCACCAGCACAATCAGCGGCAGATTCACGGTGACCGGGAAGACGGCTATGTTCGCCATCTGGCATCAATTTTCACAAGTCACTGGTCTATCCAGATCGACACGGTGCAGTCCTGCGGCGAGAGACCGTTGCCGTCCACCTCGATCCGCAGGCCGCCGTCGCTGGGCAGTTGCGGCGCGGCGGCGTTGTGGTCGTGCGAGACCACGCCGGAGGAAGTCCATTCCAGCGTGTCGATCAGGGTGCCATCGAACTGCCTGACCCGCACCTTGAAGGTGCCGGAGACGAGCGAGCGCAGGTGGCCGTCGATGTAGGTGATGTACGTGAGCGCATGCACCGGCACGCGAATGACATTATCGACGATGTTGATCGTCGGGACGCTGAGCACTATCGGTCGTGCGGCCATGATGGCCTCCCTCTGTTCTGCGCCTCGTTTTGAGCGGACTGGATCAGCGCTCGGACCAATCCATGACGTAGCTGTACATCCAGGTATGCGTCGCCGGCATCACAACCTGTGACCGCAGGCAAAGGCCCTCGCCCGGCTGCAACACCAGCGGCTGGTTGAATGTGCCGTCGAACCGCCACTCCAGCGTGGTGAGGCTTCCTATTGCCCCCGATGCTGGGTTCAAGAAAAGAGCCACGATATCGGTGAAGACAACGCTGGTCACGGTCAGCGCCGAGTTCAAGTCCCGCACGTCGGTCATATCGGTGGTGGAACCTTCGGACGAATTCTTGCGGGTCGGCGTGCGAGCCGTTCCGCCGGTGGGCGTCGCGGTCGTGAACTTCTGTAGCCCGAGCGTGCCATGCACGAGCGCCGCCGTACCGAGCGTCGCCGTGACCAGCTGGACTTGAAACTTGTTAATGTACGCCTTGCGCGACGACGCGGCGGCAAAGCGCGCCGCCATCAGGGTCGTATTCGCCGCCAGCGCCGCTGCGACAACCGCCGACGTGGTTCCGCCAACCACGAAGCCGCCGCCGGCCGCACCGTAATCCGGCTCGCGCGCCGTCACCAGCGCGGCTTTCTTGGTGGTGACCGTTAGTTGGTCGGTGGTCGCGCCGGAGACAATGGAGAGAGCCATGTTCAGTTCCAAACCCAGTTCAGATTGAACGCGCCGTAGGTCTTGCCGGTCATGCAGACGACGCGAATGTCGAAGCCGGTGCCGGCCACGATGTTGCCGGCCGTAACCTTCAAATCCTCGACCATGTGCTCATCGACGTTGTGATCGGCCGAGGCTTCCGCCCGCACCCAGGCTTCACACAGCGAGCCGGCGACGATCCCGGCCTGCCCGGTGACCGCCACAAGCTTGGTCGTGTCGTTGCCGTTGGGAGCACCGGCACCGAAGTCGATCGTCACGGTGCCCTGCGCGCCCATCTAGTCCTCGGTCACGGTCGAGGTCGTCTTGAGCCGCGGGATCACGCCGATCGCCATGGTGATGTTCGGCGTCACAGTCCCCGAATAGAGCAGCTTGTTCGCAACGCCGGTGCCGACGCTGAAGTGCGTGATGGCAGCGCCCGGCGAGGCGGTGCATTCGCCGAAGTCGATATTGGCGACCGGCGACACGCTGTTGCCGGTGACGGTCCAGCCGCCGGTTGTCCGCGCGACGGTCTGCCGCGCATAGCCGGTGTATGCCGTCTCGTTGGTGGTCTGGTTGCCGCCCTCGCCAGGGTCGGCGGTGTGCAGGGCGACCGAAAGCGTGGTCGCGGGCGCGCTCGTGTCGTTCTCGGCCAGGTCCGCGATCGCGGTGGCGTTGAAGATCAGCTTGAGCCAGTCATTTTCAAACGTGTCGCCCTTGCTCATACCGGCGGCCCTTCGGGCGGCGGTACGCCATCCGGCGGCGGTGGGAGCTCTGGCGGCGGCATGCCGGAGAGCTCGGGCGGCGGCTCGTCGTAGATCACTTGCATGCCGTCCGGCGTGCGCTTGGTGCCGATCGGCTTAGGCCGCGCGGCGCTCGACTTGATGATGTCGAGCAGCTGCGGGATGTAATCCGGCGGCTTTTCGGGCGAGCCTGGCCGCCCGCCGCGGCCGACGAGCGCCTGCACGAACTGGGTGAGCTCCATCACCACCTCGGTGAGCGCGTCGACGCGCTCCTCGAGATCGCCTTCGCCCTTGGCCGCGGCCGCCGGTGGCTCGGGCGCCGGGTTCATGGCGAGCTCGTGATCGCGGGTGCTCTGCATCTCGCCGGCGACCAGCTTGAGCTCCTCGTGATCGAGCTTCCGGTTCTCGAATTCCTGCCGGCGATCGTCCAGGCCCGTGTTCATCGCCTGCTCGTGCGCGCGCTGGCCTTGTAGCTCCTCGAGCTCCATTTTGCGGAACTCCAACTGTTGCCGGCGCTCGTCCAATTCGGATTTGCGTGCGAGCTCGATATTGCTCTGCATCTTTTCGGCCTGCGCGGCCTGGCCCTCTTCGCTTTCGACGTCCTGCTCGCGCTTGAGCTTGGCGAGCTCGGCCTCGACCTTCTTGAACTCCAAATCGAGCTTGCGATCGTCGATCTCGTTTTTGCGCGCGAGTTCGATGTTCTTCTGCATCTCCTCGCTCTGCGCC